ATCGTTCGTCGCCTCCATCGTAAAGTCTTTATTTCAGGAAGTCGCTTTTATGTTCAATGCGCCGGAGGTCATACCCGGTTTCCGCCAAGTGGGCGATTTTCAATGCGACAAGGTTAATGTCCGTTTCCATCGCCCGTGCGATCTGTTCGGATGTATAGCCATAGCCGTAGATGTACTCAAGAATCTCATCGGTGTCGAGCAGGATTTCTGCGGCAACGATGTTCGCCTCATACTCCGGCTTTGTGGTCATGTCATATAACATGAACTCCTGTATTGCGCTTCCTTTTGCCAGATTGCGGTGCAACTGGTCATGCCCAAGCTCGTGAGCGCAGACGATCCGTTGCATCTGACCGCTTAGGTTTTCGTTTATGAAGATAAAACGGCTGCGCTTGATCACCCGATACATCCCTTTCAGAGGGCCGAAGTCCTCGCAGAACAGGACTTCAATGCCAAGCTGCCGCGCTATGCTAAATGGATCTCGCGTCCCGCAGCGCTTTACAAGCCTGCTGCCGACCTTCGAGAGATTTTCAGCATTCATCGTCTCACCTCCCGCTGATGGGGGCATCGCAAACAGCGAATAGCCTCACTGTTCGCTTGTTCCCTTACGGTATTTCTTTGGAGTGTATTTCTTGTTTTTCTCTTTGGCGATCCAATAGGCTTCGTTCAGTGCTTTCATCGCGCCATCGAGCGCTTCGTCACTGAGCCGACCACCGGCGAACATACCAGTCACTTCACTGACAAGCTCATCTATATCTCTGGCTGCTTTAGAGCCGCCCTTCTCATGCGCCGCGACGACAAGCATTCCACTTTGTCCAAGCAGATACTCAGGAGTGGTATCTAAAACCGCCGCTAATTTCTCGACAACCTCGTACTTCATAGGCTTGCGGGTACCTAACTCATAATTCTGAATAGTCCTTGCGCTTATCGACACTTTTTCCGCAAGCTGCACCTGTGTGAGATTCGCTTCCAACCTTTTTTCCCTTAGTCTGTCCTTGAAGCTCATAAGGCACCTCTTTCTAAAAATTTTTGTGAACACGAACAGAAGTTTCGTCAAAGTGGTTGACACGAAAATGCCGTTCGTGCTATACTCTTTGCAAACACGAAAGTACCGTTCGTGTTAATGATACCACACGAACAGTGCGGGTGTCAACAGAAACAAACGAGTTATGCGCGGTTTTGCGTAACTTTCAGGACAATAGGAGGTAGGCTATGACGAACACACATTGCCGGAAGGCGTATGTTTCGGTCAACTTGGATGTTGACGAAGAAGGAGTATGTCATCCCCGGTTCATCCGCTGGGAAAACGGCCTGATTTTTCAGATTGACCAAATCCTGTACAAATGCCGTGCCGCCTCCAAGAAGGTAGGCGGTGGGGGCATCCGTTATACTGTGATGATCCGTGGAAGGGAATCTTATCTCTTCCAAGAAGGCAACAAATGGTTTGTAGAAGCGAAGGAGGGAGCGAGATGATTTTGTCACACAGAGATATTGAAGAGATCGCAGCAGCGGTCACGAAGGACTTCAACGAGTTCTTCTTCGGCCCTGATACCGATGGGGCGCGTTTGCCTCGCGGTACACCGATTGACCAGTTTGCCAGCGAATATCTCGGCCTCAATGTCTCTTTTGCAGACCTGTCTACCGATGGAAGCATCTGTGGGCTGACGGCTTATGCAGATACCGAGTACATTATTGAGAAAGACGGGATGCAATATTCCTTCCCTCTGCACCGCAATCAGGTCTTGATGGATGCGAGCTTTATTCAGCCTTTCCAGATACGCAAGCTCTGCGGGAAGCGCCGCTTTACGCTCGCCCATGAGTGCGCCCATCAAATTCTGTTTCAGATGGAGACGGATAAAATCCGGGAAGCCTGTCGGCGGAAATACTCCGCCCGGGCAGCATACTCTCTTCGGGAGCTAAAGACCCGCGAGGACTGGAATGAATGGCAAGCCAATGTCTTAGGGGCGGCAATCCTGATGCCCCAGCGGGAAATAGACCTTGCCGTTGCGTACTACGCCAGAGGCAGGAAGCTTATCAGCTACGATGGCACCTATGCCTATTGGGACAAGGTTGCCCTTGATAGGATCTGCCAGCAGTTTGGTGTTTCCAAGACCGCCGCAGTCATCCGGCTGAAACAGCTCGGCCACTTGGAAACCCGGCCATACAGTGAGTATAACGATCCGTTGGAGGTGTGGGCATGAAGAAAAACATCCGTGTCTCAGATCCTTCACCGGAGATGCAGGAGAAAATCCGCAGGGCGCGAAGCGCCATTGTCAACCAGAAGATGCGTATGGTGAAGTGTCCGTATTGTGGGCACAACGCTATCGCCGTATTCGAGGATTCCCGTGGTCACATACAGGCCAAGTGCAAAGCCTGTGGCCGGGAAACTGTATTTGATGTGATCAACATGAGACGGTTATTCCTCCACCTTCACAGAAGGTAAGGAGATAACAAATACAATTCAATATTTTATAGCTGTGCTGTGGAGCCGCTGATTGGTGAGTCTTCCTAATGCCGCATGAACAGAGTTTTCTAAGCTCTGTTTTATCGGTATGGGAAGAAGGACTCACCGGTCATGCGGCTCTTTTTAAGTCTTGTCCATCCGCTGCTTCGAGCCAGCGGAAAGGACAAGACAATGAAAAGAATCCCCAAAACACCCGTTGAGTTCGACTACGATCTCTGGACTACCGAGGATGGCAAGTGCATGGTGCGCGTGAAGGCCACCGGCGAGACTACGGAGGTTGACCGCGAGGTCATGAAGATGCTCCGCAATGAGGAAAAGAAGCTGCGGCGATCCTATGATCCCAGCGGCTCGTCTGCCAGCGGAGACGAAGAAGAAACGCAACCTTCCACTATACTGTCGCTGGACGCTGTGCCAGAGGATGATGTGAAGTCATCAGGGTGGTTGGCTGACAAAGAGGACTTCACTGACGGGGTTCTTACAAAACTTGTAATCCAAGATTTTCGGGCAACACTCAATTCCACCCATCTTGCAATTTTTGACCAATGCCTTCTGGGAGATAAGACCATCCGGGCATTTGCAGAGGAATATGGGTTGCGAAAATCCACCGTATGGGACATTGCCAATGCACTCAGAAAAAATTTCAAAAAATTTTTGTGATTCCCCGGACAAACGGCAAAAAAATGTCCGTTGTAAAGTGAAGGGGTCAATCAAGACCAGCTTCACAGTACCTTGAAAACCGAATATCCAGTGCTGCGGATCTTTCCTCTTTTCTCGAAGCGACTTGCCTTCTGCCGCCAAGACCTTCCTACGGGAAGCGAGCGATCAACAGAGAGGTTAAACTGCCGTGTGGTGCGGCAGTTCGCCATGATGGAGAAGTTGGGTATAATGATACTTCCGTCCCCGGGTTGCCGGGGGCGGCTCGGAGCGTTCCTCGGAGGGGTGAGATTCCCATGATACCGATTAACCGTTGGTAGTCCGTAGCATTCCCGGAGCCGTAAGGCTCTTCCGGCAGGGGTGCGAGCTGCAAATATGCTGGAACACGAAACAAACCAATTAGCTACATTCAGCATACAAGTTTTCAGGATGAAAACTATGTGGCGGAGTGTCCCCAACAGGCGCTCCGCCATATCCTTTTGTCCTGAATACAGTTCACATCATCAGGGAGGTGTTTGCAATATGATGAGTATAGAAACCATGAGAAGCGTCAATCCGAAGACGGTTGACCGCAGTACCCTTGTCCAGCGGGACAGCATCCGGCTTGAGCCTGCTGATCCGCAGAATGAACGGCTGCGGGATTTCATTCAGCAGATCAAAAATCCATATTGTTATCTGGACGGGAAGACCGTTGTGAAGATCAGCTTCTCGAAGACAGACACCACCTTGGAGGACTGCCTAGAACATTATCTGAGAGGGCTTTGATTATGAACAAGCTGAATCTTTTCACCCGGTTCTATGGACAAGCGATTGAGCCTGTGATACAATGAAGTCAGGTCAAAAAAGAATACACGGACTAAGCCGCTGCCCTTGAGGGTCATGTGGCTTTGTCTTGTTTTCTCATAGTAAGAAGCAGAAGCCTTCGTCTTTCTGATTTGTGTATCACACCAAACAGAAAACGGAGGTTATTTTTATGTCCAAAAAAGTTTACCGGACAGCGATTTACTGCCGCTTGTCCCGTGAGGATGGAGACAAAATTGAAAGCAACTCCATCGTAAGCCAGCGAGCCATTTGCGAGGACTACATCGCAAGGCATGACGATCTGGAAATTGTCTGTGAGCCATTCATTGACGATGGGTATAGCGGCGTTTCCTTCAATCGTCCGAACTTCAAAAAGCTCGAAGACGCGATCCGCAAGGGTGCGATTGACTGCATCGTGGTCAAAGACCTCAGCCGCTTTTCGAGAAACTACATCGACGGCGGGCGGTATCTGGAAAAGATATTTCCGCAGCTCGGCATCCGCTTTATCGCGGTCAATGATGCTTACGACAGCCTCACCGGCGATCCGCAGTCGAATTCCTTTGTCATCCCGTTCAAAAACCTCATCAACGATTCCTACTGCAAGGATATTTCCATGAAAATCCGTTCCAGCCTGGAAGTCAAACAGAAGAACGGCGAGTTTGTTGGAGCGTTCGCGCCCTATGGCTACAAGAAATCGCCGGAGAATAAAAACCAGCTCATCGTCGATGAGGCCGTCAGCGAGTATGTACAGATGATCTTTGCCATGTATAAGGACGGCTTCTCCATCGGTCGCATTGCCGCAAGGCTGAATCAGATGGGTGTGCTTTCCCCAATGGAATATAAGCACTCGGCGGGGGTGAAGTTCGATACCGTCTTCAAGACTGGCGACACTGCAAAGTGGACTTACAAAGCTGTCCAGCGCATCCTCACCAACGAAGTCTACATCGGCGTTCTTGCCCAAGGCAAGCGCGGTACGCCAAACTACAAGGTGCGTATTGTGCAGCCGAAGGACGAAACCGAGTGGGTTAAAGTTGAGGGAGCGCACGAAGCGCTTGTTTCCTATGAGGACTTCATGGCGGTCAAGACCATGATGAAGCGGGATATGCGCTGCTCGCCGGATCAGGACGAGGCACACCTGTTTTCCGGCTTCCTGTTTTGTGGGGACTGCCAGCAGTCCATGACGCGCAAGACAGTTCCGTCGAAGACGAAGAAGTATATCTACTATGTCTGTTCGACAAATAAGCACAACCGGACCTGCAGCCCGCACAGCATCAGTGCAAAAGAGGTCGAGGAAAAGGTGTTCCGTGCCATCCATGATCAAATCGAGCTTGTGGTCAATCTGGAAAAAGCGCTTGAGATGATCGAACGGCTTCCTTCTCAAAACCGCAAAGCGTTTAACTATGAAGCGCAGATTGCGAAGCTCGAAGAAGAGATTGAGCGCTATCAGAAGCTCAAGCTCCGGCTGTATGAAGACCTTTCAGACGGGATCATCGACAAGTCGGAATACTTTGAGTTCCGCAACAGCTACACCAAAATCATTGAGGAAAAGCAGGAAGCCCTTCTCCGTGTGAAGAAAGAAATGAAGCAGTCAGTCACAACAGGGGCTACGGAACGGAACTGGGTGACGCTCTTCAAACAGTATGAAAACATTGAAGAACTGAACCGCCGCGTCCTCATGGCGCTGGTTGACCGCATCCTGATTTATGAGAATCATGCAATAGAGATTGTCTTCAAGTATAAAGACGAATATCAGCAGACACTTGAATATGTTCTCGGCTATGCCGACGAACTTGCCATTGCCGGATAAAGGAGGGATGAGTGTATGGCACGAAAAAGCAGAAAAATCGTAGCAGCAGAGCCGGTTTGCGAAGCAGCACCGCTGCAAATCTTCCCGACAGCCATTTATGCCCGTCTCTCTGTGGAGAACAGCGGCAAGTCTGAAAAGGTGGATGTCATCACCAATCAGATTGAGATATGCAAGTCCTATATTGCAGGGTGTCCTTACCTCGATCCCGTCGATGTCTATGTGGATAACGGACGGACGGGAACGGTTTTTGACAGGCCGGAGTTCAACCGGCTGATGACCGACATCAAGAGCGGCAGAATAAAATGCCTTGTAGTCCGCGATCTCAGCCGTTTTGGCCGTGACTATATAGAAACCGGCACTTACCTTGAGCGCATCTTCCCGCAGATTGGCTTGCGGTTCATTGCCATCAAGGAGCACTACGACAACTTCGATACAGACGGCTCAAATGAGAGCCTGATGATCCCGCTGCAAAACATGATAAACGCCCTGTATTCAAAGGATATTTCCCGGAAAGTCTCCACCGCCTTGAAAGCGCAGATGGAGCAAGGGACATTCCAGAAGCGCAATCTCCCGTATGGCTATCGTTGGAATGAAGAACACACTAATATGGTCATTGACGAAGAGACGGCGCAGTATGTGCGGTTCATGTTCCAGTGGAAAATCGAGGGATGGTCAATCCCGATGATCCTTGACGAGCTTGACCGGCTGGGTGCGCCGAACACAGAGCTGCGGAAGCGCCAGAACGGGACCCGCAAAGGCGACGGCTGCTCCTGCAAAGGCTGGTACAGCTCAACGCTGTACGGCATCCTGACCAATCCGCATTATGTGGGTGATACCGTACTTGGACGCTCCATGAAAGCGATCTACAAGGGCATCAAATCTCACAATGTCAAGGATAAAGACCAGTGGATCGTGTTCCCGAACACACACGAGGCGATTATTTCCCGTGAGGATTTCCAGAAGGTGCAGGACATCATCCAAGCGGCTTCTGAGGCTCGCCAGACGAGTATGCAGAAGACCGAAGAAGTCCGGGCAACGCTCATTAACCTCTTCGAGGGCAAAATTGTCTGTGCGGACTGCGGTAAGAAGATGTACTTCCACCGCAAGAGGATTGACAAGGACAAGCGGGGGCGCTGGTATGCCTACTACGAATGCAGCACCTCCGTAGGACGGCGCTATGAGCACTGTACTTCCCATTATACGAGGCAGGACACACTCGAAGCAAATGTGCTTGCGGCGATCCAGCTTCAAGTGGAGGCAGCGCTTGATTATGACAAGCTGCTGGATAAGCTCAGGGGCAGCGAGGGTGAGAAGAACATCCGCGATCAACAGAATGCCCTCATTACGAGCCTCAATCTGAGACTCAACGGCGTTTCCAAGAAGCGGACACGCCTCTATGAGGATTATGCCGAGGGGCTTCTGGATGAAGAGGAATATGCCTTCGCCAAGAAGAGCTACGATGAACAATACGCTGACCTGTCCCGCCGTCTGGATGAGGCGGTGCAGCGCCGGAGCAAGTTCAACGAGGCTATGTCGGTCGATAACAAGTGGATTACCTTGATGAAATCCGTCAGCACCGCGACACAGCTCACGCAGGATTTGGTAGACGAGTCTGTTGAATTGGTCAAAGTCCATGAGGGCGGCGCTGTGGAGCTGGTCATGAAGTACGGTGACATCTACGAGCTGACCATCCAGAGTATCAAAGAAGTTCAGGAGGCGATGTAAATGAGCAAAGACTACACAATCGGCATCTACATCCGCCTCTCTATGGCTGATGAAGATACCGGAACCGGCAACAAAGCTGAGAGTGACAGCATAGGCAACCAGCGTATGCTCATCAACCGATACCTTGACAACTACCCGACGCTTTCCAAATATCCGAGGCTTGAGTTCGCAGATGACGGCTATACCGGGACAAACTTTCACCGGCCTCAGTTTTCTGCGATGATGGAGAAAGTCCGGCACGGGGAGATCAACCTGATCTGCGTCAAAGATTTTTCGCGTTTTTCTCGTGATTACATCGAGACTGGCAATTATCTCGAATGCACTTTCCCGTTTATGGGCGTTCGCTTCATCTCCATCAACGACGGATATGACAGCGATGATTACAAGGGAACAACCGGCGGTCTTGAGGTGGTTATGCGCAGCATCATCTATGCCGCATACAGCAAGGATCTCTCAGTCAAAACAACAACCGCCAAAATCCAGATGATGAAGCAGGGCAAGTATGTGGGCGGGTACGCTCCTTACGGCTATGTGCTTCACCCGGAAATCCGCAACAAGCTCAAGCTTGACCCGGAGGCGGCAGAGGTCGTGCGCAGGGTCTTCGATGAAGCCCTGAAAGGCAGAAATACCTCGCAGATTGCCCTTGGCCTGAACGATGACAACATCCCGACGCCGGGGCAATATTTCAAGGGCAAACATCCTGACAAGAAGAAATTCAGCTATATGAGCGACAAGATAAGCTGGACGGCATCTATGGTCTACAAGCTCCTGACCAGTTATGTTTACACAGGGGCAACGGTCGGCCATAAGCGAAAATCCGGCGGCGTTGGTTCTCGGAAAACTATTTCACAAGAGAAAGAGGACTGGATTGTTGTCGAAGGGATGCACGAAGCCATTGTCAGCAAAGAAGAGTTCGAGCTGGCACAAGCCGTCATCCGGGGAGGCAGAAAGAAGCCCAAACGGAACCCGCACCATTACCCACTCAAGGGCCTTGTGTGCTGCGGCAACTGCAAACGCGCCCTTACCCGGCGCAAGCTCAGGAATGAGGGCGGATATTTCTACCAGTGTACCCACTCGACGCATGACCGCGGTACAGAGTGTCCGGTTGGCGAGAGGTACAGCGAGGCATGGATTGAAAACACGGCATACAATGCGATTGGACAAATGCTTGCGTTGGTCGAAAAGAAAGCAGTCAAAGAACACGAGATCAGCAAGCGGAGAAAATCTGCTATCTCAGAATGTGCCGATACAATCCGCGATCTGCAAAAGCAGTCTGAACAGCTCAAGGGAGTCAAGCTCCGGCTGTATGAGAAGTACACTTCGGCCAGCATCACAAAGGCGGAATATCTCAAGCGAAAAGCTGAGGTGGACGCCAAGATAACCGAAAGTGAAGAAGCAATCCGGCAAGGCCATGAGCGGATGCAGGAGCTTGATTCTGAGCATCCCTGCTCCGATGAGAGACTTGACAAGGTGGTCGGCGAGTTCCAGAAATACGAAGGGCTTACTTACGAGCTTGCCCATGCGCTGATCTCTGTTATCTATGTTCATGGACAGAACGACATCGAAATCGTCTGGAAGTTCAAAGACATCTTTGAGAAAGCAGAAATCAAATAGGCTGAATGTTACAAGCCGTTCACGGGTGGTCTTCCACCTATGAACGGCTTGTAAAATCTCAAAAATTTTTTAGTTCCTACTTGACACAAGAAGACTTCTCCCGCTTCGGACGAAACAGCATTGAAACCGGCTACTTCATTGAGCGTGTGTTTCCGCTGTTCCATACCCGGTTTATTTCCATCAGCGACGATTTTGACACCAACAATTTCAAGGGCGATACCGGCGGCATGGATGTCGCTTTCAAGTATCTTATCAGCGAGTATTACAGCCGCGATATGTCCATCAAGACCAAGAGCGCGAAATACGCCAAGATGCAGCGCGGTGAGTATCAGAGTAAAATCTGTCCTTATGGCTACCGTAAAAGTGCCGATGGCAGAATGGAGCCTGACCCGGAAGCCGCTGCCGTTGTGCAGCTTATCTTCCAGCTTGCCGCAGAGGGCAATAACGGCACCGCAATCGCCAAAGAACTGTTCCGCAGGGGTTATCCTACCCCCGGCGAATACAAGGCGGCACGGGGCAACCACACCCATGACATATCCCGTACCCGTGGGATTTGGAGTGCATCAACCGTTCTCCGCATTTTAGAGGATGAAAGATACATCGGTTCCTATGTGATCGGCAAAAGAGCTGTCCTTGAAGTAGGCGGCACACGAAGCCGCTTGAAGGACAGGGACAAGTGGTATATCATCCCCGACCACCATCCGGCAATCGTTGAAAAAGCGATATTTGAAAAGGTGCAGGCCAGCCAGCTCCGGTTTTCCCAGCCCAACAAAAAGAAGCGGGACTATCCGCTGAAAGGCAAAGCGTTTTGCGGATGCTGCGGTCATGCGCTGTCCCGCACGATGCAGAAAACATCGTATTACTACTGCCGCCATTCCGAAGCTGACGAAGAAAGCCGCTGCCATAAAATGAGGATCAATGCGGTGGAACTGGAAAAGGCAGTATTTATCACTCTGAAAAAGCAGATGGAAGCCGCCGCAGCCCTTAACCCCGATGGCACCGTCCGTCTGGAAGCTGCCGCCCCGGAAAGGTCTGAATATGAGCAGCAGATCGAAGAACTCCAGGATGGCAAGCGGTTACTGTATGAACGGTATCTCTTGGGCGAAATCGACCTTGATACCTACAAGGCAGAAAAGACGGCGTGTGATGAACTGCTTTTGAAAACAAAAAATGCCTATGCCGTAGTATTGGCACAGGCGAAGCAGAAGCAGGAAGAACAGACGCGGCACGACAACCGACAGGAAGCCGCAAGAGCGGTTTTCAACTCCGAAGGTCTGACTGCCGAGCTGACCGACCTTCTCATTGACAGGGTGCTTGTGTACCCCGACAACCGCATTGAAATCGCGTATAAAATCAAGGACATTTTCGATTGAGGTATTGACCATGAAGATAGCTTTTTATTGCAGGTTCGGAGGAAAGGGTTATGGTTTCCTCCTTCCCGAAGATGCAGAAAAGCTCCGCGAGTTTTTCGCAGAGCATCAGGAACCGGCTGCGCTTGAAAAACCTTCAAGCGCAAGCTAAAAATTTTTGTCGTGTGCTTGACATACGGGTGGCGCAAGTCGTGGAAGCGGATGCCCTCGAAGCCGTGCTTATCGGCGAACTTGCGGAACTGCTTGGAGGGCGTGTCGTGGTGCTGCGGTGTGCCATCCCAGCCGCAGACGATGCGTCCCTGTCCACGCCAGCGATCGCCCAGCTTGGCGGCAATATCGTCCTGATAGGCTTTTGTCTCTTGGAGCAGGGTCATCATGCCTGCGGGCAGGTCGATGGTGCGGCTGCCTTCTTCGGTTTTCGGGTCGGAGGTGTAATTGCCCAACTCCGGCACATAGTTCAGCCCTCGGCTAATGTCGATAGTGCAGCGCTTCCAGTCTACATCATCCCAGCACAATGCGCCGACCTCGCCAAGCCGAAGTCCGCACGTCAGCGCAAGCATCACTGCTGCGCGGAAGGACAGTGAATCTTCCTTTGCCAGGCATCTGAGAAGCTCGACGGCACGTTCATCGTCCAGCACTTTCAGCTTCTTTCGACGTGCGGTCGGGCGCTTCACGTCCTTGAACGGGTTTTCCGGGATGAGCTTCCACGAAACGCCCATGTCAAACATGCCGCTGATGGTTGTGAAGTGATGCTGAACAGTTCGGGCGCTCAGGGGCTTCGGCGGCTGCGGCTGACGCTGGCGGTCTGCTCTACGCTTCCGCTGTTCCGGGTCGATGGCGGTCGTGCGCCGCGGCGCTTGCCGCAGGCTGGCAATCAGCTGCTGTGCGTCGAAAGCGGTCAGGCTAGTGATTTGCCGATTGCCGATCAGCGGAAGGACGCGTGTCTCCATGAGTGAGCGATACGTCTTTGCGGTCGTGGGTGCAAGGTTGGGGATGCAGTAGATTTCCATCCACCGGTCATAGAGTTCCTGCACGGTCAGCTTCCAGCGGTCGCTTGCCTTCCCTGCGCCGAGCTTTGCGGCATCCTCCGGCGTGATGTGGTACTTCTCAATCAGCGACAGCACGTCTGCTTGGGAGGGGGCGGTCATGGCATGCCGTCCGTCGGCTTCCTGCACGACCAGCCGCGCCAGCTCCACCTCACACGCTTTGCGCTGCTCGACTTCGGACATGTCTGCCGGGAACGAGAGCGTCTTGCGCACCCAACCGCGTCCGTCCGCGACCGAGCGCCGAAACCCGACGCGCCATGTGTTTTCACCGCGCTTTTCGATTGACCCCATGCTGCTCATCCTCTCTGAAAAAGATATAGAGGGGGTAGGTGTGTTTTTTCTGCGTTACTTGTGTAACGGCGGTTACGCTTCTTATATTAAGTCGGTCAAAAAACGGACGTGTAACATGCGCCTGATTTGCGTTACACGCCCGGTCTTTTTGTGTTACGGTGGGGTTATTTCGCGGTGATGCTCCACTCAACATTCTGGTCGCAACTAATTACCAAGAGGTATGCTGCGTATTTATCTTCTGGCTTGATGATACCAGTAAATTCACTTCCGGTACTCTCAACCCATTCGTGAACCAACTTTTCGGATGAATAGATAGAAAAGAATCCACTGCTTGTTATCGGATATAGTTTTACATCGAAAAGTGTCGAGTAGCCTTCCCTCAATTTGCAGTTGAAAGTAACCTTCGTCGGTTTTGTGCAAGTAAAGAAGTTGCTGACATAACCTCCATTGCCACTGGCTTCAATCGTGCCATCCATTGTGATTGGTGTATAGCTAATCGTCCAATCTGAATCCGTTTCAATGCACGCATAGTCAACAATAAGTCCATCGGGGGAATCAGCACGCACTGGCATTGCAACAATCCTGTCGGCGATTTTAACTTTTTCGTTTTCGCCATTGACCGTAAATGTCACAATGTCATCATAATCTGCGGTGGGTGCAGTAATCACGCGCCGCCAGATTCCCTGCGGCAAGGTATAGGTATCCGTGATGTCCAGACCGCCGCCGGAGAGCGTCATGCCTTCCTCTCCACACGCGGCACTTGCAAGGTTGGCAGCAATCTGCCGACTGATGGCAGTCTTTGCGTCCGCAAGCGCATCCGTGCTGGCCTCCTGCCAGCCATCCGACAGCACGCCTTCCGCCATTGCTGCGCCCGGCATCAGGAAGCAGGCAGTCAAAACCGAAGCAATCCATCGTTTCATGTGGGTAAACCTCCTATCATTCGTTTCGATTTACATATTCGGCAGTAATATCGGACACATCCAGCAGACTTTTGAGCAGCACGTTGTTTGCATCCAGCACTTCCGCAACGTTCCGGCTGGTGAGTGCTTTCAGCATTTCCGTCATTCGGCAAATCTGACTGCGGACAAAATCAACCGGTAGCTTGCCCGCGGGTGCTTGTACATTTGCGTAGGCAATCAATGCCGCGAAAAGCGCTTGAACTTCCGCCGCTTCGACAGGCTGTGCGCCTATCTGTTCAGTGAGCCTTGCCGCACAGTTGACCTCTGCAAGCAATGCACCATTGTCCGGCTGCTTGGCACTTGAAAGCCCCAGCAGGTAGTCCGTTGTGACCCCGAAATACTGTGCGAACTGTATCAACATACCCAACGGAGGTTCTCGACCGTTCTCGTAGTTCGAGATTACGGAAACAGAAGTATGCAGTGCTTCGGCAAGGTCAGACTGTTTGCAACCAGCTTGCGACCGTAGCATCTTCAAACGTCTGGAAAGTGTGTCCATGTTAAGCCCTCCATATTTTTTATTTTATCGCACGGACAAATATCTGTCAATTAGATTGTTTATTCGCGAAATTGGCGAATTATCTGTTGACATTCGTTTAATCATGGAATATAATCAGCATATCAGCAATTTGTGGAATGCGAATAGCTGATACACCCGGAAATTGCGACAGCATTCCGCCAAGAATGGCGGGAAACGGAGGGAACATGACCAAGAAACAGACGATTTACTACACGGCGCGCATGGAGGCAGCGCGGAAAAACCGCATTTTTGCCAGCCGCGAACGCGCTGCCGACCTGATTCACGTCAGCGCAGAGGCGCTGATGGACTACGAAACCGGGCTGACTGTGCCGCCGTGCGACGTTGTTGCGTGTATGTGCCGCATATACGCTCTTCCTGACCTGCGCAATGCGCATATGCGCACCATCTGCCCGCTGATGTTAGAAGGAATCGCGGAACGCAGTGAGCTTTGCGCGGCTGCGCTCGGTTGGGCGGTACAGCTGCACGATGCGGACAGCGCGGTACAGCGCTTTGTGTCGCTTGCCCTGGACGGGCGCATCCGACCGGACGAAGTGGAGGAGGCACTGCATGTACGGCGGAAAGCCGTGGAGCTGACGAAGCTGATGCAGGAGACAATCACGGCGATTGATGCGGCAATGGGAGGGCAGAGAGAATGAAGATGATGACGTGCCGAGAAGCAAGCCAGGCAATGTTGGCGGAACATGCGCTGCGCATCACGGCAGCGCGGATCCGCCAGGGCTGCACAAGCGGGAAATATCCATATATGCTGGTAGGCAACCGTGTGATGGTCGATTTCGACGCGATTTGTCCCCTGCTGATGACAGAGTATGCCGACAAGGGGCTGAGCACATCGGATCTTGCCCAGCGAATCGGGCTGAGCGAAAGCGCCATCCGCCGTGCGGTCGCCGATGGGTGGCTGCCCTGCGAAAAGGGCGGACGTTCCATGCGGTTCGACCTGACGGAAGTTCAAAGTGCCATCAAAAAGCGGATGAACGACAAATACGAACGCTGAGGAGGGGGCGCGGATGAACCTGAAAGAGGTGCTTGAACACTTCGAGGTGAAGAGCGGGCCGAACGGCGAAAGTGGGTACTATGAATGCTTCTGCCCAGCGCACAAGGACACGCATCCCAGTCTGCTCATCAAGGCGGGTGAAAGTGGCGTACAGGTCAAATGCCAGCGGAACTGCCGGACAGAGGATGTTCTGGCGGCGGTCGGGCTGAAAATGAGTGACCTGTTCTACGAACCGCGAAAGGGTGTGACGAAACCGACTGCACCGAAGATTTTTTCGCCAAAGCCTGCCGAACTTCCGAAAGCGAAAAAGCCGGAAGAAGCGGTCAAGCGCGTTGTGGATCGGGTCTACACCTACACGGATGAACAGGGAAAAACCGTCTTTGAGGTCGTCCGCTACAAGCCGAAGGACTTCCGGCAGCGTGTGCCGGACGCAAGTCAGCGCGGCGGGTATCGGTGGAGCATCAAGGGTGTGCGCCCGGTGATTTACAATCTGCCGCACGTTCTTGCCGCTATTGCCGCCGGTGAAGCCATCTTCGTCGTCGAGGGCGAGAAGGACGCGGACAATCTGGCGCTCATTGGGCTGACCGGCACAACCTGCGCAATGGGCGCGTGCAAGTGGCACAAGGAACACAGTGAGTTTCTGCGCAGCGCGGACGTATACATCATCCCGGACAACGATGAACCCGGCGAGCAGCACGCGCAGAAGGTGGCACAGCAGCTATTCGGCATTGCGCGGAGTATCCGCATCCTGCATATCAAGGATGTCTGCCCGGAACTGCCAGCGAAGGGCGATGTCAGCGACATGATGCAGCTGCTTGGCAAGTCGGAAACGCGCCGATTGCTTGACAAGCTCATGACTGAAACGCCAGAGGAAACCGCGCCGGAGGTCAGCCAGTATGAACGGGCAGTTGAACTCTACGACGATGTGCCGGGGTACTGCATCATCGACGGCGGCATCTGCGCAATGGGCAAGGAAAGCGTGCGCAAGCTGTCCACCTTCGTCGCGCTGCCGACGAACATCATCACGAAAGATGACGGCGTAAACATCGAAAAGTACTTCGGCATCAGCGGATGGACAAAAACGGGTCATCCCCTGCCGCCTGTGACTGTTCGAGCGGAAGAGTTCGGCGGCATGGGGTGGGTGCTGAAAAACTGGGACTTCGCGGCGAATGTCATGCCGGGAAACACCATCAAAGAACAGCTGCGCTATGTGATGACCGAAGTCGGCAACCAGAGTGCGGTGCGCGAAACGGTATACACGCACGTCGGTTGGCGGAAAATCGGCGGGAAATGGGCGTATCTGCATCCCGGAGGCGCAATCGGTGCGGAGGGGGTACGCGTGGAGCTGGAAAGTGCGCTGTCACGCTACTCGTTCGACAACGATTTGCCGGATGACCGAACCGTGACGATGGCGCTGGCGCACAACTTTCGCGATGCAATGGCGCTGCACGTTTCCGTTCCGCTGATGGGCATTGCGTTTCTTGCGCCGCTGCGCGAATTTCTGGCGCAGGCAGGTCATACGCCGCGCTTCGCGATGTGGATTAAGGGTTCATCGGGCGTTCGGAAGTCAACGGCTACCGCGCTGACGCTATCATTCTTCGGGCAATTCGGCTATTCCGACCCGCTGCCCGCGTCCTTCCACGACACGAGCAACAGCATCCGCCGGAAAGCGTTCGTCCTCAAAGACAGCTTGCTATGTGTGGATGACTATCATCCGGAAACGTCGATGCAGGAGCGCCGAAAGATGGAAAGCCTTGTGCAGTCGCTCTCACGAGCATACGGCAACGGCGACGACCGCGGGCGCATGACCGCCGAGCGCAAGCTGGAGGGCAGCACACCGTCGCGCGGGCTTGCCATCATGTCCGGCGAGCAGACACCGGACATTGGGCCGAGCGGCGTGGCGCGCTACTACATCATCAGCGTCGAAAAAGATGATATTGCCATTACGCCGGAATTGGAGGTGATGCAAGACTTGGCGAAAAGAGGATATTTGCGCAAGGCGATGAGCGAATACATTGAGTGGCTCAGCCGACGCGCTGACCACTTGGCATCTGAACTGCCGGAAGCCTATGTGCGGCTTCGTGCGCAGGCAATGAAGGCAAGCACTGGTGCACACGGACGCTCGGCAGAAGCGGTTGCGCATGTGATGCTGGGCTATGAGATGATGCTGCGGTACATGGTGGACATTGGCGCGGCACTGCCCGAACAGGTAGAAGATGAGATTCGGCAAGCGTGGGATGTCGTGATGGACAACAGCCGTCGTCAGACAGAGGAAGCGAAAGAGGACAGACCGGTTGCGATGTTCCTGTCTGCTGTGCTGGAACTGCTGGCGAGCAAGCAAGCGACGGTACGCGATTTAACGATGACGGACAGCGGCGCAACGCCGCCCAGCACCATCGGCTACTGCGACGCGCAATACTACTACCTGCTGCCGGATGTTGCGTATAGCCGCGTCGCGCGCCTGTACAGCGACCAGGGCGTGACGTTCCCTCTCGGCAAGCGCGCGCTGTTCAAGCAGCTGAAAGACGAGAGCATTCTGATGTGCGACAGCGCAACGAACAAGACGACGAAACCCAAGCGGATTGGCTCGAACGTGCTGCGGCTGCTCTGGCTTGACCGTGTGCGCGTGGACAAGCTGTCTGGCAAGGTGGTCAAAGCAGAAGAAGAACAGCTCATCATCGTGGAGGCACAGGATGATGCAGACAATCCATTCAAGTAAAGGGGCGGTGAAGCTATGAGCAGCGAAGAGCGGCCGAAGCTGCCGGTCGAAAGCCTTGTTGGCGCACTCAACCTCATTGAAGCAATCCTCAACGAAATGATGGATGAATACGCGGCTGCCGTTGCAAAACTGCAAAAGCGTCCGCATGACCGAGCTGCGGAAAACACCATTGATGAGGTGGAAAACTGGGTCTGCACAGAAACGTTTGTGTCGTTGACGGGCGGACTGATTGACCCAGAGGACATGCTGGACATGATGCGCAAAGCCGTCGAGAACGGTCAGTACAAGCGGCGCAACAATCATGCGGGGCCGAAGCCGGACGAACAGGAACTTGCAAAACGAGCACACAGGCGAGCACTTCATCAGCAGAAGATGGAGAACCCCGACTATGCTGCGTCGATGCGCGAAAAGACGCACACTTGGTATATGAATCGCAAGGCGCGAGGCAAACGATAACGTAGAGCGATGACAGGAGGATGAAATATGAGCAATGACATGATTTCCATGCATGAAAAAGCCTTAGCCGCCGACATTCGGCATAATCTGAACGACAAACAGCAGCTTCACCTTGACCAGATTGAAATGCGCATCCGTGACCATCGGGAGCGCTTCACGCTGTCACTGCTGGAAATTGGGCGCTGTCTGAACGAAGCCAAGGAAGCCAAGCTGGTGTCGCACGGGCATTGGCAGGAGTGGGTTGCCGTGAACACAGGCTTCACGGTGCGCGCGGCCCAGCGCGTAATGCTGGCAGCACGGGAGATTCCAAAAACGTCAACGTTGACGCTTTTGGACTTCTCCAAGATTGCGCCATTGCTGGCACTGCCTGCGGAGGAACGCGAAGCCTTTGCCGCTGATGTTGATGCGCAGAACATGAGCGTTCGCCAGCTGGACGCGGCTGTCCGGGAGAAGCTGGCGGCGGAACAGCGGGCGAAAGAAGCAGAGCAAGCGGCGGAGGATGCGAAGCGGAGCTGTCAGCAGGCGCGGGATGCCCTGCAGCAAGCGAACGCCCGTCAGCAGGCATTGGAACGTCAGTTGGATGACCGCATCAATAATCCGGAGGTTGTCGAGGTTGTCCCGGAGGACTACAAGGCGCTCAAAGAGCGAGATGCGGCGGCGGCGGCGCGAATCCGCGAAGCAGAAGATTACGCAGACGCACAGGAAGAGCGTGTGCGAGAACTGCAAGCCAGGCTCGATGCAAGTGCGGTACCTGGTGCGGAGAGCCGGGACGATGTGAGCGGCTATATCCAGATGTGTTCTGGTTTTTATGCCGAGGCGCTGCGTTATCAGAACGTTTCGGACGCAATGCTCTTTGCCGGAAAAGAACGCGCTGACCTGACCACCATGCGGCAATGGGCGGAAATGATTCGGCAGTGGGGGCAATCCATGTGCGAACGTTTGAGTCAGCCGGTGCGGACGGAGGTGGATGGCGATGTGCGATAAGCACGATGTCATTGTGCCGCTTGACCAGCTGATGCAGCTTAGCCGGTCAAGCGAAGCCACTGCCCAGCAGTTAGCTGACATGGTGCAGCAATTGGGTGTGTACTTGGTGCAGCTGGATACGCGGCTGCGGCGGCAGGAGGAAATGCTGCAAAAGCGGCTGACCATCAGCAGCGCGCAATATCGGCAGATGCTTGCCGCGATTCGCCGCCGCGCATCTGAAATTGCCCGGAAATATCAGTTGGACAGCGCGATGCTTCCACCGCTGCGCACGGCAATTCGGCAGGATACGGTCAGCCGCTGGCATGTGAAAGACCTGCATGATTTGCCGGAATCCATGCTGCCGGAAGCGCTTGCAGGCATCAATACTTGGGACAGTTACAGTACCATTCGGAAACTACGGCAACGATAAGGGAGGAAAGCAACATGAACAAGCTCATCATCATCGGCAACCTGACGCGCGACCCGGTCAGTAACACGACACCAAGCGGCATCAACGTCTGCAATTTTTCGGTGGCGGTCAACCGTGGGCGCGGTGAACATGAAACGACCGACTACTTCCGCGTAACCGTATGGCGCAATATCGCGGAAAGCTGTGCAAAGTACCTGCGGCGAGGAAGCCGCGTCTGCTGCTGGGGCGCGGTTACGGCATCGACGTATCAGGCGCAGGACGGCTCGACGCGCGTCAGCATGGAGCTGAATGCGGACGGCGTGGAATTCTGCGGCTCTGCTCGCCGCGAAGATGCTCCGGAACAGGATGAACTGGAATATTGACAGAGAGGAGGATGCAGCATGAAAGCTACGGATGTACTCGAACGCTGCCGTGCGGGTGCGGCGGAGGTGCAGCAACTTGACCAACGCCTGAACCGGCTGCTTGCCTGCGGTGCTGACCCGGCAACGATTGAGCGGGACGTGCTGAAATGCCGTCATGCCCTTGACGAACGCGCGCGGCGGCTGGATGCAGAAAAGCTGGCTGCTTGCCGCATTGTGGACATGCTGCCCGACCCGGAGTGCTGCATCCTCTATCGCTATTATGTCATGGGGCAAAATCAAGGCAGCATCTCGACGGCGCTGCATATCGCGGTGCGGACGTATAAGGCGCAGAAACGCAGCGGTCTGGCGCTGGTGGAACAGCTGGATGACGGCAGCGTCACCGCGCTTCTGCCTGCGTGGTATCTTGAAGCAGAGGGAGAGCTGGGCGAATGAAAGTGATTGTGCTGCTGGCAGTAGTGGTCTGCGCCGCTGGCGTGCTGGTGAATCAGGAATGATGGGAGCGTCACACTTCACACAGAGGTGTGGCGCTTTTTTTGCGTTATATTGCGTTTTTTCGCGATAATTGCGATTATCCTGTTGACATTCTTCATTTTTGTTGGTATAATTTCTTTACCTTGGAGGTAAAGAGGTGAATGCCCGATGGTGGTTCGATACCGAACCGAGCAGCTTCGTAAGGTGTGCGAAGATGCAAGTGTTGCTGGTAAGAAGTATGGTGCTGAAATGGCAGTAAAGATACAGCTGCGAATCGACCAGCTTCAAGCTGCTCTATCCGTTGAAATGCTGGTATCGGGACGCATCGGACGCTGTCACCAACTGCAAGGTGATCGTAAAGGTCAGTACGCTATGGATTTGACCCACCCATACAGGTTGATCTTTGAAAAGGTAAACGAGCAAATTATAGCAGTGAAGGTACTCGAAATAGTGGATTACCACTAAGAGCAGCGCATAGTATAAGTGAAGGGGGAACTGCTATGAGAAGTCGTAAAACAATTGCTACGCCGCCCGGCGCTACTATCAAGGAGCAGCTTGAAGATCGCGGAATGAGCCAGAAGGAATTTGCATTGCGGATGGCTCTGTCTGAAAAGCATATTAGCAGACTGATTAACGGCGATGTGCACCTAACGCCCGATGTTGCACATCGGCTTGAGTATGTGCTGGGCATTCCGGCACAGTTCTGGAACAACCTTGAAGCAATCTATCAGGAGAAGCTCATTCAGGTTGAAGAAGAAAATGCGCTTGATGCAGACGAAGAACTGGCACGAAAATTTCCTTACAAGGAAATGTCGGACTTTGGCTGGGTGGCTGCAACGCATTCCATTGTGGAGAAGGTAAAGAATCTTCGAGCCTATTTTGAAGTAGTAAGGTTGGAAAGCCTTGAAAAGCTGCGCATTCCAGGCATTGCATACAGACGGACTGATGCGCAGTCTGCCAACAATTACGCGCTGGCTGCGTGGTCGCAGAGGGCGCGCATTGAGGCAAGAGAACACGAAGTGGGCAACATCAATATCGACAAGCTGGAAAAGTCAATACCTGAAATTAGAAAAATGACAAAGCAAGACCCGAAAGAGTTCTTTGCAAAGTTAGAATCATTACTTGCTGACTGCGGAATTGCACTTGTCGTATTGCCGCATATGAAGAGTTCTTTTTTGCATGGCGCAACCTTTTATGATGGCAAGAAAATTGTGATGGGCTTGACTGTTCGTGGTCACGATGCAGACCGTTTCTGGTTCAGCCTTTTCCATGAGATTGGGCACGTTCTCAACGGACACACCAACAAGCCTGACGGCCCTGATGATGCGGATGAAGCAGTTGCGGATAAGTTCTCTGCTGAAACGCTTATCCCAATGTCTGCATTCAAAGAATACCTTGCTGAAAACGAAGTGAATGACGCTTCGATTCGTGCTTTTGCAATGAAGATAGACATTGATGAGGGTATTGTGGTCGGCAGACTGCAAAAGGATAGGATTATCGGCTTTAACATGTTCAATCAGCTAAAAACGCATTATGTGTTGGAATGACACATGCCCAAAAGAGGGCTGGAGAAAATCCAGCTCTTTTTCTTTGCAAAAGGTATTGACTTTTAAGAACACAAGAATTATAATAAATGTGTTCTCAAAAGTGAGGTGATTCAATGGCGAGAACAGGACGTCCAAAGGCGGATAATCCTAAGAGCATCCACTTCAACGTCAGATTGAGTGAATCGGAAAACGCCGAGCTGGAAGCGTACTGTCAGAAGTATGGTACGACAAAAGCAGAGGTCGCGCGAAAAGGAATCCGCACTGTGCTGGACAACGATAAAAAATAAAGCCTGTGCATCCCCTCTCCTGCCAGAAAGCTGATGCACAAGCCATCACCAAAGGTCACCCTTCGGTAAATCTATTCTACCACAAGGGCGACCTCCTGACAACCCCTAAACAGCACAAGGAGGAACGCAAAATGCTTGAAAATTGCAAGAGCAACGCAATAGAACATCTGGAAAACATCGACGCACAGCTGCTTGCCTTGGATGCGATGCTGGAACTTGCCGCAATGGGAGCTAACAACCTTGCAAACGGCGACAACTTTGAGCGCGTCTTAAGCTTCATCAGGCATAACCTGACGGATTTGCGGGCGGAACTCGACGAAGCGACCACTGCGGTACTGAATGCGAAAGCGATTGCCTAATTCATGGGAGCGTCACACTTCACACAGAGGTGTGGCGCTTTTCTATTGCCATTTTTTTATGCCCCACCTATGCCCCTCTCCCTCACCCTGTCTGCACCATGTATGCCCCACCCATGCACCCTATATGCCCCATTCCCTCACCTTGAATGCACCATAGGTGCATGTGCTATGATACAGGCGAAAAACGACAACGTTGTCGCTTTGGGAGGTGAGGCATGGCATACCAAGTCAAGCAGTCAGACCCTTTTTATCACAGCGGCGCATGGCTGGCTGTCCGCCAGGCTGCGCTGCTGCGCGACCACGAAATCTGTCAGATTTGCCTGCGTGCCTTCCAAGCCGGTCTGATGCGCAAGCCCAGACGTGCAACCATTGTGCATCACCTGATTCCGCGCACGGAGCGCCCCGACTTGGAGCTTGACCTGCAAAATCTGCAATCCGTGTGTGCAATTTGTCACAATCAGGAGCATCCTGAAAAAGGTGGGGTGCATGGCGCTGACAAGCCGGGACAGACACGACCGAAAATCACCGCGCGTGTCTTGAAGATACAGGGGGAATAGCATGGACTACACGGCAGTTCCTGCGAACTTGCAGGATGAAAAGGCAAAACGGCTCTACACGGCGCTGTGCGAGGAATACTTGCGGACGCACGGCGTTGAGGAAATTCCGGACAGCAGCATGGCATTGCTGACGGACATTGCGACGATGGAGCAGATCAAGAGCAAGCTGCTCAAAGAAATCGAAAACCGCCCGATGGATCACATTCGGAACGGTCGGCAGGAGTACTGGAAGCCGAACGGAGCAATCGGCGAGGTCAACCGCCTTGTCAGCTCACAGCGGCGCAACCTTGCCGAACTGAAACTCACACCAGCCAGCAGGAAGGGCAGCATTGACGCGCCGACGGACGACGACTTCTCTGCCTACTGACAAACCCGCTCTGCCCACCGGAAGCCAGCGGCTTGAACAATATGTGCGTGATGTGCTGGATGGAAAAATTATCGCGTGCAAAAAAGTGCGAATGGCTTGTCAGCGCCATCTTGACGATTTGAAACGCAGCCAAGCGAGTGACTGGCCATATCGCTTTGATGCAGAAAGGGCAGACCGCGCAATCGGCTTCTTTGAGCGTTTTCTGCGTCCATCAAAAGGTGAAATCACGCGAATGGAGCTGATGCCGTGGCAATGCTTCGTCGAGGGTAGCTTATACGGCTGGGTGGACAAGCAGACGGGCTTGCGGCGCTACCGCGAAGGGCTGGTGTGCGTGGGGCGCGGCAATGGCAAGTCCACCATGATGAGCGGCAATGCTGCCTACTTGTGTTCCAAGGATGGTGAGCGAGGCGCGGATGTGTATTTGCTGGCGAACAGCAAGGAACAGGCCAGCATCGTCTACCGGGAATGTGCAACGCAGATTGCTTCAAGCCCTGCGCTGTGCAAGCATTTCGAGGTGCGGCGCGACGTTATCCGCTATCCCGGCACGCACAGCATGATTCAACACCGCGCGTCGGACAGCCGCAAGCTGGACGGGCTGAACCCGCACGGCGCTGTTTTCGACGAAATTCATGCGATGCGGGATTTCAAGCTCATCAATGTTGTCAAGCGCGGCATGAACAAGCGCAGACAGCCGCTGATGATTTACATCACAACGATGGGCAGCGTACTGGACGGGCCGCTGATGTACTACTACGGACTGTTCGGGGATGCACTGCTCGGCAGTCTGCGCCCGGATGTCGCTGACCGCATGTTTGCATTCATTTGCGAGATGGACGCAGAGGATGACATAGAGGACAGCCGTCTTTGGGTAAAGGCAAACCCGGCGATGGGCGTTCTGCTCAATCAAAGCAACTTGGAAGCGGACTGGGCGCGGTGCAAGCAGATACCCAGCGAACGTGCGGACTTCATCAACAAACAGCTCAACATCTTCACGGATGCAAGCGACGCGCCATTTGTAGACTTCGATGTCGTCAAGCGGAATGAAGATTGGATTGAGATGGGGCTGCTGGAAGGGCGCGAGTGCTTCGGCGGATTCGACCTTGCAACGTCCGAAGACATGACGGCTGCGGGCTTGGAGTTCCAGCTGGATGACGGCCGCTATTTCTGGCTCTGTCACGCATGGACAACGCGCAAAAAAGTGGAGCTTGACCTCGAAAAGATACCGTACCATGAATATGCGCTCAACGGCTGGCTGTCCATCGTCGATGGAGATTACGTTGCGCAGGATGAAGTCTACAAGTGGTTTGAAACGCAGGTGAAACATTACGCCATCCGCACCATCGGTTATGACCCGGCAAACGCAACGTGGCTTGTGCGGATGCTGGAAGCCAGCGGACTGCCGTGCAAGGTTGTTCGGCAAGGCCCGCTGACGCTGAATGCACCCATGAAAGACCTGCGCGAAGTGCTGCTGGATGGTCGTCTGGTGCATAACCGGAATGCACTGTTCCGGTGGTTCTTGCAGAACGTCAAGCTGCGAACCGGCTATGGCGATGAGGACAAAGCGAACTGGGTGCCGACAAAGCGTCAGCGATACCGCAAGATTGACGGCTTTGCCGCCCTGCTGGATGCGCACACGCTGATGCTGGGCGAAAGTCCCCTGCCGGACGGCTTCGCGCCGGAGCTGGATGTCAGCATTTACAGCCTTGATTTATAACGGAGGGTACACAATGGGAAAAAGCAAGGAAAAGAAAGCCAAGCGCCGCGCAAACGGCACACGGGACGCGCCCGATTGGAGCGTGCTGCGTACCGCAACGCGCACTCGGAGCGACTACACGCTTTCCGGCAGTGAAGCCATCTACTCGGCTGTGTCGCGAATCGCGAACACGATGGCAATGCTGCCGATTCACCTCTACAAGAATCATGAGATTCAGCGGGAGGACTGGCGTGAGCGCTTGATAAATTATCAGCCGAACGCCACCATGACACCATATCTGTTCCAGCAAACGATGGAGGCATTCCGGAATGTCGAGGGCAACACCTACGCGTTGATGATTCCTGATTTGACTGACCCGATGCGGCAGCGCATTGCATCCCTGGACGTTCTGGATGCTTCGCTGGTGCAGGTGGAGCGTGAAGTGGAGACGCGGGAAACGTACTACAAGTTCACGCTGGATGACGGGACACTCTGCCGGGTGCATGAATCCAACATGATTGTGCTGCGGCATATGTCCACCAACGGACGCAAGGGCATCCGCCCGATTGACGTTCTGATGGGAACATTGCAGTATTCCAACGCCATCCGCGAATACGCGGCGAATCAGCTGCAAGGGGTCAACTCAGGTGTCGTGCTGAACATCCCTTCGACGAACCTCAGCCCGGAGAAACGTGACAATGCCGTCAGGCAGTTTCTTGAAGCCTACAAGAAATCAGGTGGACGCGTCATTGTGCTGGAAGGCGGCATGACCGCCACAACGCTGACGCAAAGCCCGGTAGATGCGCAGTCGCTGGATGTGGAGCGCGTCACCAAAAACCGCGTGGCGACCGTGTACAACATCCCGCCGCACATGCTGGGTGACTACTCGGACAGCAGCTACTCAACAAACGAGCAGTCCACGCAGGAGTATCTGACGCTGACCATCATGCCAATTGTGGCGCAGTGGGAACAGCAGCTCAACCTGAAGCTGTTGACGTGGCGCGAGCGCTGCGAAGGATACTACTTCGCATTCGACCTCGATGAGCTGCTGCGCGCCGACCAAAGCACCCAAGCGGAGGTCAACCAAAAGGGCATCCGCAATGGCTACAAGACCATCAATGAGGTTCGCAGGAAAGAAGGCAAACCACCTGTCAGCGGTGGTGACTTGCCGATGGTATCCAAAGACCTTGCGCCGCTGGAAGCTGTGCAGTCCGGCACGGCGCAGTGAAAGGAACATGCACATGCAGAAGTTTTGGAATCTCGTACTGCCGGAGGAAGCGGAAAAGCCTGCCGAGTTGTATCTGGAAGGCGAAATTGCAGCTGAATCGTGGTACGGGGATGAAGTAACGCCGAAGCAGTTCCGCGAGGAACTGGCGGCAGTCAACGGGCGTGACGTAACCGTCTGGATTAACTCCCCTGGCGGCGATGTCTTTGCCGCCAGCATCATTTATACGGCGCTGATGGAACACAAAGGCGCGGTGACGGTCAAGATTGAGGGCTTGGCGGCAAGCGCGGCATCGGTCATTGCGATGGCGGGCGACAAAGTGCTGATGGCCCCGACCGCGTTCCTGATGATTCACAATCCGTGGTCGATGGGCTATGGCGACGCAGAAGAGCTGCGCCACGCGGCGGCTGTGCTGGATGAGATTGCGGACGGGCTGGTGCTGGCCTACGAAATCAAGACGGGACTTCCGCGCGATACCATCCGTCAGATGATGGCGGATGAAACGTGGATGTCGGCGCAGACAGCCATCGACAACGGGTTCGCGGACGGAATGCTGCTGCGCGGCAGCGAAACCGATGCGCAAAACGTGCTGCGAAATTGCAAATTCGGCAGCATTGCCGCGTGTGCGCGCACCCTCAAACGGATTTCCGCCAAGATGCCAGAACCGCCCAAACCGGCGAATCAGGAAGCGCGGGATATGCTCTTCAAAAAAATGCAGACCGCAAAAGCGGCGCTGAACAACTACCCGACAATCAAGTAGGAGGCAACACATGAACATCATTCAGATGAAGCAGGAAATCAAGGACATCCGCACGGAACTTGCGGCGGAAATCGACAAGGGCATGGAGATGGCGAAGAATCGCGCCACCACGCTCGAATCCATCAAGGCGCAGAGCGACAAAGTGGACGACCTGCAAATCCGCGAAGCCCTGCTGACGCAGGCGCTGAATACGGCAGAAGGCAAGGAAAATCCGCCGCAGAGCAAGAAGCTCGGTCAGAACGGCGGCTTCCGCAGCCTCGGCGAATTTGCCAGCGCGGTGCATAATGCCTGTACGCTCAACGGCCCGGTGGACAACCGACTGGTGCGCAATGATGCGTCCGGCGCGAATGAAACGACCGGCGCGGATGGCGGCTATCTTGTGCCGCCGGACTACGCGGCGGGTGTCATCGACCTGATTCAGGAGCAGTCCATTCTGCTGCCGCAGGCGCGCCGCGTGACCATTGCCGGAAACCGCCTGATTGAGGCGTATCTGGTGGAGAGCAAGCGCGACGATGGACATCGTCATGGCGGCGTGCTGGCGTACTGGAAGGGCGAGGCTCAGCAGTACAAATCGAGCAAGCCGACGTTCGGTGAGCGCACGACCCAGCTGGACAAGCTGACGGCCATCTGCCCCGTGACGGAAGAGCTGCTGATGGATGAACCCGCCATCGAAAGCACGCTGGACACCAAAGTGGCGCAGGAATTTGCGTGGAAGGCGGATGCTGCCATCTTTGGTGGCTCTGGCAGCGGTTCGATGCCGCTGGGCATGGTCATGCCGACGACGAACACTGCGCTGGTCACGGTGGATGAGGAATCCGGTCAGGCGGCTGGCACGGTCAATGTGCAGAACATCCTGAAAATGTGGAATCGTATGCCTGCGCAGTGCCGTGCGAACGCGAAGTGGTACATCAATCAGGACTTGGAGCTTCAGCTGATGCAGCTGATGATGGGAACGGATACGGTGGCAACCAGCGACAGCGGCGTGACGGTCAGCTTCGGCGGCCCGCTGTGGCTGCCTGCCGGTGCGTATGGTAACGAGAACGGCAAGCTGCTTGGGCGCGACGTGATTCCGCTGGAACAAGCAGCGGTGGTCGGGGCGGTCGGCGACATTGCCTTCCTCGATGCGACGCAGTACCTGATTGTGGAGCGCGCTGGCATCAACAAGCAGACTTCCATGCACATGTATTTCGACACCGATGAGGTGGCGTTCAAATTTTCCTGGCGTGTTGGTGGCCGCCCGGACTGGATGACCGCGATTACCGGCGCAAACTCCACCATTGCCCGCTCGCCGTATGTTGCGCTGGCAGCGCGCGCCTGATGAGGAGGATGCAGGATGTTTGATGCGGTGGAAAGCATCGTGATGCAGGTCACGGCGGATGAGGAGAAACGTGTGGCGGTCGCTTCCCTCTCCGCCAGCTACAAGGCAGGACGGCGCGCAAGCGTCAACATGGAGCTGGCGCAGGCATACGATGCCAGTCAGCACGATGAGCTTGTGCGCAAGGCTGCGGCAGAGTTCCTGACAGAAGTGCAGAAGCGCTGTCTGTCGGCGGGGCTGCCTGTTCCCAGGGAAATGTGAGGGGGCTGAATCATGCCAAACATCAGCGACCTGAAGCGCTATGCCGTGGTGGATTCATCGGAAGATGACTTTGTGCTGGAGAAGTGCATGGCGGCGGCAGAACGGTACTTGGTCAACGCAGGCGTACCCGTGCCGACGGAAGAAACTCCGCTGTATGATTTGTGCGTGTATCAGCTGGCTGTCCACTACTACGATAACCGTGGTGCTCTTGGTGACAAGGCGGAGCAGCTTCCCTTTGGCGTCACCAGCATCATCCACCAGCTCCGGCTCTGAGGTAATGCGGTATGTACGATAATTGCGGCGCATTGCAGGACACCATACAGATTCTCCGCGCACAGCCTGGACAGGATGCGCAGGGCAATGCAATCACCACTTGGATGCTTATCGCGGAAACGAAGGCACAGGCGCGCGACCTGTCCGGCCGGGAGTTCTTCGCGAACGCGAATCATCAGGCGGAAAATGTGATGAATTTCAAAATCCGCTGGCGCACGGGTTTGACAACCGGAATGCGCATCAGCTATGCCGGGGCGCTCTACGACATTATTCAGGTCAACCATTTGAACAATCGGCGCGGCGGCTATATGCTGCTTCGGGCGCGGATGATTCAGGGAGAAGGTGCGGCATATGGCAATCTTTAATGTGACGGGGCTTGATGAGGCAATCAAGCAGCTTGATTTGGCGGCGGATGCCCTCAAAGAGCGCGCGCCGGAAGCGGCAGTCGCGGGCGGAAAGGTCGCAGCGGCAGCATTCCAGCGAAGCGCGCCCGTGCGCACGGGACAGCTTGCCGCCTCGATGACCGTTGACGGCCCGCATCACACGGTGGCGGATGGCTACTACTGCGATGTCTACCCTTCCGGCAAGCGCGCCGATGGCGAACGGAACGCAACCGTCGGCTATGTGCTGGAGTACGGACGGAGCAATATGCCAGCACAGCCGTGGATGCGGCCAGCGATGGAAGAAAGCGCGGATGAAATCAGCGGCGCCATTGCCGAAGTCCTGACAGGAGGCGGCACATGACCATCCATGAAATGCTTGGCAATGCACTGAAAGGGCTTGCGCCTGCGGTCGGGCGCTATCCCCTCAATGAGCGCCCGGACACCTACATTGCTTGGTTCGAGGTCAAGGCGACGCCGGAGAGCGCGAGCAACCGCTGGATTCGCGTGCGGCACATGATGCAGGTTGACCTGTACAGCCGCGAGCCGCTGGACACCCTGCTGGCGGTGACGCTCTACGCGCTCAAACGCGCTGGATGCGTCATCAGCGATTGGGGGCCAGAAACCTACGAAACAGAAACCCGATACAGGCATATCCAGATTACTCTGCGCCTGACAACCAACGAACAACAGGAGGTATTTAGTCATGAGTGAGGCAGAAAAGACGATTGGCATCTTTACCGGCGTGCTGGATGTTTACGTCGCACGGTACGCGACGGAGGACACGGCAGCGGCTGCGCCGACCTACGATCCCCCGAAGGTGCTTGGCGCGTCGATTGAAGTGACCATTACGCCACAGTACGCGGAAGCGACGCTGGAAGCATCCAACCGTGTTGTGCGGCGCTCCAAGCGCATCAAGGCTTACAGCATCAAGGCGAATGTTGATACGGTATCGCCGGAAATGAAGGACTACGTTCTCGGCCGCAAGAAGGACAAGAACGGTGTCACCATCCTTGACGGATCGACGGATGCGCCGAGCGTTGCGATTGGGCTTTGCCGGACGAAGGACACCGGCGCAAAGGAACTCTGGTGGCTCTACAAGGGGCAGTTCAGCGAGAACGAAACCAGCGGCAAGACCGACAAGGTTGGCTCGACGGAATATCAGACCCCGACGCTGGAAGCAGTCTGCGACCGCCGCATCTATGACAATGCCCTTGGCATGGTAGTAGACAGTGACGACGACACGATTCCTGCAAGCGTGATTACGGGATGGTTCACGGCTGTCTACGAGGCTGCGTCTGCAAAGGCGGAAAAGTAAGGAGGAATCGCGCCCGGTCGGCATTCTGCTTGCCGGGCGCGTACTTGAATCATGGAAAATGTGAAGATGGAAAAGGTGGTGCGCGGTCGTGACTTCGTTGCACCAGCGCAGACAATTACCCTTGACGGACAGACCTATACGCTCAAATGGGGCAATCGGCAGGCGCGTTATACGGAAATGGTGTACGAAGAGCAGTATGGACGCGACGCGGAATACATGGAGATTCTTTCGGAACTCCAGCGCCAGAAACACCGCGCCATCGAGGCGTGTGTCTATGGTGCGCTCCGTGCGGGCGGCTGTGACATGGACTTTGAAACGTTCGACGACCTGTTCACCTATGACAGCATCGATCAGCTGCGCGATGTTATCCAGAAGTCCGTCATCAGTACACTGCCCGACCCGGAACAACTGGGAAACTGATGAGCCACGCGAGGAAAGAAGATGCTGCCAAGCACTTTCCTTGGGCGTGGCTGATGTATCATGCGCTTGACTTGGGCATCAGCATAGATGCGTTTTGGGAGACGACACCGCGCGCTATCTGCATTCTGCTGGGAGAAATGATGCGGGCAAACCAGCCGCGCGAAAAGCACACTGCAAGCGGATCCGGCGGGCAGACGGTGCGTCTGAGCTACATTCCGCGCCCGTAGCGTGAAGGGAGGTGAAACCATGCCAAATGGCACGAAGGTCGTCGAAATGAAAACGCGCGTCGGCGTTGCGGGCGAGCAGACCTATCGCGAGGCGCTGAAAAACATCAGCCGCGAACTGCGCGTCCAGAAGGTTGAGATGGATGCCGTAACGTCTGCCTATGGCGCGAATCAGAACAGCATTGAAGCTCTCTCGGCGAAGCAGGAGGCGCTGACAAAGCAGCAGGACGCACACCGGGAAAAGGTGCAGATTTTATCCGAAATGCTGGAAATCGCAAAGCAGGAGTTTGGCGAAAACAGCGAAGAAGCCGACCAGTACCGCATCAAGCTGGCAACCGCGCAGACCGCTCTCAACAAGTGTTCCAATGAAATAGGCACGACCTCGACGGCGCTTGAAGAAGCACAGAAAGCGGCACAGGAGAGCGCGGACGCAACGGATGACCTTGGCAATACGGTCGGCGAAGCTGGGGACGCGCTGGATGAATACGGCGAAGCAGCGGGCGAAACAGGCGATTCGCTGGGCGAACTGGGCGACAGCGCTGATGATGCGTCGGGCAAGAATCAGGCGTTCCTGTCAGTCATGGCAGGAGCAGCGAAAACGCTGGGCAACGTTGTCGTAGCCGGCGCGAAGTTGGCGGCAAAGGCTCTGCTGGAAGTCGGAAAAGCGGCTGCCAATGCGACCAGAGAGGGCTTCGAGTTATCCAAGGAAGCTGGCAAGTACGCGGATGACATCGCAACGCTCAGCACGCAAACCGGCGTTTCGCAGAGCAGTCTCCAGCAATGGACATATGCAAGCAACTTCGTAGACACGAGCGTCGATTCGATAGCCAGCAGCATGACCAAGCTCACGCAGACGATGGGCAATGCGCTCAACGGCAGCAGTGAAGCCTCGGACAAGTTTGCGACGCTGGGTGTCAGCATCACGGACGTTCACGGCCGTCTGCGCAGTACGGAGGATGTATTCTGGGATGCGATTGATGCGCTCGGCAAGATTGAGAACCCAGCAGAGCGTGACGCTGCCGCGATTGCGCTGTTCGGCGAGAGTGCACAGAAACTCAACCCACTCATCGCGGCCGGACGTGAAGGCTTTGAAGCGCTGAACGCAGAAGCAGAACGTCTCGGCACCGTATTCAGCGATGATGAAATCGCCACAATGGGCGGATTCGATGATGCGATGCAGCGCAATTCGCAGGCTGTAACCGGCTTAAAGAACGCAATTGGCTTGGCGCTGATTCCTGCATTCCAGCCGCTGGTGAACCGCGCAACGGAAGCAATGGGGCGCGTCAACCATGCCATTCGAGATGGCCTCACGCCCGACGAAATGGGCGAATTGATGGACTACCTGCTGGATGAAATGGACGGTGCAATCGAATACATCATCAGCATCATCGAGGACGCGCTGCCGATGCTGACTACCGCCGTGGGCAAGCTGGTGAGTTCCCTCGGAAGCAAGCTACCGGGGATGGTCAATCGGCTTCTGCCTGCGGTGACGCAGCTCCTCCAAACGCTGGTGAATACGCTGAGCGCGAACGCGGCGGGCATCGGGCAAGCCGCTGGGCAGTTAGTTGCGCAGCTGGCCACTTTCCTTGTGAGCAATCTGCCTGCGCTGGCAAGTGCAGCGGTTCAGCTGGTGAGCGGGCTTTTCTCCGGGCTGCTTGCCGCCATTGAGCCGTGCTGGGAAGCCGTCAAAGATGGTGTCGGGGAAGCAATGGGCAAAGTCTGGGCGGGCATTACCAGCGCATTCGGCACGCTCGGCGGCATCTTGGAAGATGTGCTGGATTTGCCGGAAGGAACTATCACAGAGCCGCTGAACAAGGCAATCGGCGCAGTTGGCGGCTATTTCGCAAGTGTCTGGAATGCCATCACCAGCGCGTTCGGCACGCTCGGTGGGATTCTCAGCGACCTGCTTTCCGGTGAAATTGATGTAGGGGAAGCCCTGACGCGCGCAAAGACTGCGGTTGAGGGATTGTTCGGTCAGATTTGGGATGCAATCAAGAATGTCTATGGCACACTGGGTGAAATTCTGGAAGATGTGCTGAATCTGCCAGAAGGGAGCATCACTGCAACGCTCGGAAAAGCAATCAGTGCCGTAGAAACATACTTCAAAAGCATTTGGGATGCCATTACCGGCGTGTTCGGGACGCTTGGCGGGATTCTCACCGATTTGCTTTCCGGGCAGATTGATATTGGTGAAGCCTTGGAAAGCGCAAAAACGGCTGTTGCTGGCTTCTTCACTCAAATTTGGACAGCTATCACCACCGTTTTCGGTACGATGCTTGATATTATCGGCAATATTTTCGGTGTTGATGACCTTGGTCAAGCCATTAGTGATGCGTGGGAGAACGTAAAGCAAGGCGTAACCAATGCGTTTCAATCCGCTTGGAATGCGATTCTGGATTGCTTCGGCAGCTTGGCGGAGTGGTTCAGCAATGTCTGGAACGGCGTATCAGAAGCGGCAACGACCGCATGGAACACAGTCAAAGACAGCGTGGGCAGTGTATTCAGCGGTGCTTGGAGCGCAATTCTTGGCAGTTTCGGCAGTCTGGCTGATTGGTTCAGCGGCATCTGGGATGGTGTCGCTGATGCAATCACAAGGGCTTGGGAAAGCGTAAAAACGAGCGTCGGCACAGCCATCGAAGGTGCATGGAATTGGATTGTTGGAATCTTTGACGGCAGCAGCACGAAGGAAATTGCCAGCAATCGGCTTGCACAGGACGTGGAAGCAGCGGCGCACGGCTACGTCCCTGCCGGAACTGAAAATGCAGAGATTATCAACGCGGTCGTTCCTGGTGCGCTCAATCTTGTCGGCAGCAATATCGGCAGTGCTGCGCCAGATGTCTATGACCAAATGTCGGATGTCCTGCAAGCCGCCATCGACGCAACCAATGAGCTGATGACCGTTGATGCGGGCAAGCCGCTCGGCAAGGACTGGGTGACAGGTGTTGCGGGCGGCATCAACGAAGATGGGCACAAGGTGCAGGATGAAATGGGCACGGTGTTCAACAATATGCTCGCGGCGCTGCAAGCTATGGTTGATAGCGGCACGTTCAACCGCATCGGCACGGCCATCAGCAGCGGCATTGCCGTCGGTATCCGATCCGGCACAGGTGCAGTTGTGCAGGCAGCACGGTCGGCGGCGCGTCAGGCGTATTATGCTGCGCGAACGGAACTGAACGTCAACAGTCCATCGAAGAAAACGCGTGAAATCGGCGAATCGTATACAGAGGGCTTTGCGCTGGGCATTGAGCGCACGACACCGCGCATTGTGGAAGCTGCGCAGGCGCTCAGCAACATTGCCCTGCGTACCACGCAGACGACGCGAAGCAATCCACCGATTGACTACAATCAATTTGCGGACGCTGCCGTTTATGCGGCGCGGCAAGGTGCTGCGCCTTCGGGTATCGACTACGACCGCATGGGCGACGCAACTGCCGCCGCAATGCGCCGCGAAGGGCTTGGGCAGACGACAATGGTGATGGATCGTCAAGTTGTCGCCCGGACGATAGAACCGAGCGTCAGCCGGTCGAGTACCGACCGCGGCAACCATACCATTGCCGGAAGGACAGCGAAGCTGGTCATTGTCTGATGGGAGATGAGCAAATGGAAAACGGATTTACTTTCAACGGGCAGCACAGTCTCTACGACTTCGGGTTGATTGCGATCCGTGCGAAGAAGCGCACCATCTGCGCAAGCAGTGATGTTGTTAGCTACGCAATCAGTGGGATGGATGGCACGTTGAGCTATGGCGACCAGCGAAGCGCGGACGAATACACGGAAACCGTGAATCTGTACGCGAACCATGCGCTGTCGACGCAGGAAGCAGCAACGCGGCTCTGGCGGCAGGTTGTTTCATGGCTGATGTGCGGTCGCCGCCAGCTTATCTGGGACAGCGAACCGAACAAGTATGTAGTGGCAGAGGTGACAGGCATCGTCGGCGAAGCGTCCGGCTGGGTGGATGAAGGGCTAAGCGTGACTATCAAGGTGCAGCCGCACTTGTACAGCCTGCGGGCGAACACTGCGCAAAAAACGCTTGAAGCCGCCGGAACGCACCTCATGTCGATTTCGATTGACGGCGATATGCCAGCGCCTATCAGCTTCGAGATGATGAATTCCGGGACGCGCAGGCTGGACGGCTGCCGCATCAACGTCAGCGGGGCAATTACCGAAGTTGCGGGGCTTGCGCTGGCAACGGGCGAAACGCTGATGATTGACAGTGGCTATCCGCTGGATGTCTCCGTCAAGCGCGCCGATGGAACGCGCGAATCCGTCTTTGCACACTGCCTGCACTGCGAGCTGCTCCGCGGCGTCGGGGCAACAACGATTGCAATAACGCCTCTGTACGATGATGCAGAGCCAGGGACCGTCGGCGCATCGGTGACGGTCAGTGCGCAGGGGGTGTGGCGATGAACGATGCGCCGGTTCTACTGGATGACGCATTGCACCCAGTTGCAATCTTGGAAAACGCCAGCTTCGGCTGGACATTGCAGCACAATGACCTCTGCACAGCAGAATTGCGTCTGCCCTGCGAAGATGCGGCGAATGACCTGTGTGCCAAACTGCCGTGGGTGCATTTGCAGGACGGTGCGCGCGATTTGGGCGTGTACCGCATCACGGGGATGCCAGCGTCGGACGTGCTGCCGGGTGGAACGCGCAGTTACACGCTGGAACATGTGCTGTCACTGCTGCTGGATGACCTCCTCTTCGGCGAAATGGTGCTGGATGGCATCAGCATTCGGGAAGCCGTTCAGCAGCTGATGGAGCAGCAGACAGTGAAGCGCTGGGTGCTGGATGTATGCGACTTCGAGCAGACGGTGGCGCTGTCGATGAGCAACATCAGCATCCTTGAAGGGATTCGGAAACTCTGCGAAGAGCTGGATGCGTACACATGGGAATGCGACACAAGTGCCCTTCCCTTCCGGCTGAGCATCCGGAAGGCGGATGCTGAGAGCAAGTGCGGCATCCACTATGGGCGTAACCTCACTGGCATCCAGATGCAGATGGATACGACGGAGCTGGTGACACGCCTCTATCTGATTGGCGGCACTGGTAAGGACGGGAAAACCGTCACCGTGGAATCGCTGACGGCGGATGCAGTGCCATACATTGATGCGGACACCATTTCACAGTACGGCATCCGTGCCGCCATCTATCAAAACAACGCGCTGACTACGCCGGAGGAACTGCTGGCGCGCGGTCAGCAGGTGCTGGCAGAAAGAAATCAGCCGCAAATCAGCCTGACCGCAACGGCAATTGACCTCTACACGCTGACCGGCTATGACTGGGATTGCTTCACGCCGGGGAAGCAAGTGATTATCTCGGATGATGCGCACGGTCTTCGGCAAACTGCGCGGATTGTGACGGTCGAAAAGCAGGACGCGCGCGGCGATCCGGGCAGCATCGTCGTCACCATTGCCAGCAAAGCATCGGACACGCTTTCGAAGACGGACGGCATCGTCAGCAAGCTGCAAGCGGTTGAAGCCGAAAGCGCGGCGAATGGCGCTGCGTGCCATGTGGCGCACGACGAAATCCGCAAAGCAGAAACGTCCATCAAGCAGAATGCCGATGAAATCCAGCTCAAAGCCAGCAAAGAATCGGTCGATGCGCTTGGGCAGCGGATGAATACAGCTGAATCCGCCATCGAAGTCCAAGCCAGCGGCATCGGATTGCTTTCCGGGCGCGTGACAACGGTCGAAGATAGCGTCGCGACGGCGCAGGCGCAAATCCTGGTCAACAATGATTCCATCGGCACGCTGGTGACGCGGACGGATGCACTGGCAGGGCGCACGACAAAGACGGAAAGCGCCATCGAGCAGCTGAGTGACAGCCTTGTGATGTACGTCAAGAAGGACGATGACATCAGCGCAATGGTCGAGCTTCGCGGCGACGGCGTGACCATCAGCGGCGGCACAATTACGCTAACGGGATATGTGACAACCGGGGAACTTGATACGATTCGCGCATGGGCAACGGACTTCGCAGGCGTAACCATTAGCGGTGAATCTGTTGTAGCAGGATACGGCGATTTCGACGAACTTGTTGCAGGACAGGGACTTATTACAACGCTGGATGCGGGGACATTGACCGTTGGAAAAACAGCATGTGTTCTTCATACGCTAACCATTGGCACGAAAACCTGTTCTTTTTTCGCGCCTGCCGATGCAACTTTTGACCTGAGCGACATGCCGGGCTACGATGATGCTCTGGATGCCGCGAGGAGAGAAGGAGCATCATCGGTATATGTGCAGGCGCTGGAAGCATACGGAGAAAGCTACTATTCTGCGAGCAAAACCATCACAGCAGATTTGGACATTACCCTGAGCAACAAGGACACAAGCCAGCACTTGGTGTCGGTCGATGCGTCCAGCGCATACAGCGCAGGATACAGTGCAGGTTCAAGCGACGTAACCATTGGAGAAATCACTTGCGTTAGTCTCGATACCGGCCGGGTGCGCGTAGTGGTAAAGGCAAGCAACGGCAAGACGAAACAGCAGGTCTTTGTAATATCGTAAGACAGGAGGAAACCGCATGAAAGAAGTGCTGAATAAGCTGCTGAGCATTCAGATGACACTTGACACGATTCCTGTCACAGGGCGTGACAATGTGGCGCACATGCTGGGATGTATGCAGGCGCTGAATGAGGCTATCGCTATCATCCGCAAGCAGGAGGAGAAAAACAATGCAGTGGACGTTTGAGGAGCGCATTGACCTCCAGCATCCGACCGGGGCGCGAAGCTGGCCTGACTTGATGATGGTGCAGGGTGACAGCCGTGCGCACGAATGGCGCGTCAGTGTGTACGACGGCGGTGCAGCGGTGGATTTGCCCGCATATGAGATTTCAGCATCCTTCGACCGCGCCGATGGGAAAACGATTCCTGTGCTTGGCACTGCGGCTGGCAGTGTAGCAAGCGTCGTACTGCCGCAGAGTGTATATGCGGTATCCGGAGCGCTGCGCGGCGTATTGCAAGCGAAACAAGATGCGCAGGTGATAACACTGGCATCCGGAAGGTGGTTTGTGCGACGCAGGGCGGGATACGATGTGCCGCAAGACGGCAGTTCCGGCGGTGGAACGGTCGAAGTGGACGCGACGCTGACGAAAGAGGGCGAGGCGGCGGATGCAAAGGCGGTCGGCGACTACATTGCCAAGCTGGAACGGCGCATTGCCGCGCTGGAGGAAATCGGCATCCCCGTTACGACCGCTGACCAGCTTGTTTCCGCTGTTCCGCTGGATTCGTGGAAGTTCAACCTGATTTCCACGACGGCGAACACGGCGTATTCCTCGACCGCCGAAGCGGCAGCGGGGTTTGACGACGCAAGCTGGCGGACGGTCAGCGTGCCGCACGACTGGTCGGTGGAGCTGGACTTCAATGCGTCCAGCCCAGCGACGTATGAGGGCGGGTATCTGGATGGCGGCGACGCGTGGTATCGCACGACGGTCAGCGTGAACAAGCAGAACGGGCGGCGGTATGTGCTGTGCTTTGACGGTGTGTACATGGAATCGACGGTGTACGTCAACGGGCAGCAGGTACACAAGAACTATTACGGCTACAACCCGTTCGCGGTGGATGCGACGGAACAGATGGTCAGCGGCGTGAACACGATTGCGGTTTTCGTGCGCAATGAGCAGCCGTCCTCGCGCTGGTACTCCGGCAGCGGAATGATTCGCCCGGTGGAGCTGGTAACGCTGCTGGATGACCAGATTCGCATGGAGAACATCCGCGTGACGACCCCGAAGCTGGACAGCGACCTGACCAACGGCGAAACGGTTGTTGCGTTCGACGCGGTGAACAGGATGGGTGTGGAAGCATCGGCGACGTTCACGGTGGATTTGTACGACCCGGACGGCGCAAAAGTCGGCACGGCGGATGCGTCGGCGGTGATTGCGGCAGGAGAAACGCAGAACGTCAGCGCGACGGTAACGTACCGCAGCCCGAAATTATGGCACATCAGCGACGCGCAGCAGCGGGATTTGATGGAAAACGGAAAAAGCGTGTCGGCATCGGGCAATCCGCTGACGTGCGAAAACGCGCTGCCGGGGAAACCGCTGGGGGCGCTGCATGTGTACGGCAAAAGCACGCAGAACGGCGTGCCGACCCCGACCGCGCCTGTGCCGATTGTCAGCGCGGGTGACGGCGGAACGGTGACGGTCACGGTGTCGGACGGCGCGAACAATTCGCAGACGCTGCAAACACCGAACGCACTGTGCGGCATCCCGGTTGCATCCAGCGGCAATTACACGGATGAAAGCGGGCAGCAGTGGGTCTGCGATGAGGTAGATTTGGCGCGCGGGGTGCGCGTGCAGCGCATCACCAAAATCAAGGTTACATCGTCGCTTAGCTGGCAAACAACGGGAAATGCGGTTGACCGTTACTTTGCGTGGTTCAGCGGCATTTACACGTCCAACGTGCTCTGCACGCACTTTTCCACCGCTCTTGGCTCTGAAACGGTCGGCGGGGCGATTGCCAATCAGAATAACCTTGTCGGCTTTGCATTCGCCGAAAAAGGCACGACGACCCTCGATGACTTTAAGCAGTTTTTGGACGAGAATGACGTTTTTATTTGGGCTGCGCTTGCTACACCGGTGGAAACCGACATTTCTGCGGACGAAGTCGCAGCCTACAAGGCGCTGACCACCTACGCCCCGACGACCGTCATCAGCGTGAGCGACGGCGCGGGGCTGGCGGCAAGCTATCAGCAGAGCATTCTGCCCAGCAATGCGCCGACTGCGCTTTTGACGGCTTCCCCGGCGAACCTCTACGAAGCACAGCTCAGTGCGAAGGTCGGCAATCGGGTTCAGCGGTCAAAGCGCGTGACCTACGGCTACCGCAGCATCCGATTCGACAAGGACACGGGCTTCTATCTCAACGGCATCCACACGAAGCTCAAAGGCGTGTGCGTCCACCACGACGGCGGCTGCATCGGCGCGGCGGAGAACCGCAGCGCCATTGAACGGCAGGTGGACATCCTGACCAACATGGGCTGCAACGCGATTCGCCTGACGCACAACCCGTTCGGCGCGGAATACCTCGACGTATGCCAGCGCAAGGGCGTTTTGCTGGTGGAAGAGCTATTCGACTGCTGGACGAAGAGCAAGAAGCAAAAGGATTTCGGGCGATATTTCGCCGACCACTACGCCGAAGTCGTGACCAGCGCGATTCGCCGCGACTGGAATAACCCGGCGGTTATCATGTGGTCGCTGGGCAACGAAGTGCGCACGAATTTGACGCTTGGCGATTATTCATCCAGCGAAATTGTGAACGTCTGCACGATGGTGAACAGCGCGGTGAAGGCGCTCGACAGCACCCGCCCGACGACGATGGGCAACAACGCCCCCGGCGGCAATCTATCTGCGCTGATGGCTATCGTGGATGTCGTTGGCATCAACTACAACGGCAACAACCAGACCTACCAGACCGACCGCCCGATTTACGGCAGCGAAACGACCTCGGCGCTTTCCAGCCGCGGTGTATACGCGACGGACAGCGCGAACATGGCGTATCCGTCCTACGACAACAAGGCGGTTTCGTGGGGTAACACGGCGGCAGAAACGGTGAACGCCTACTTAAGCAGCGCTCGTTCCTGCGGTCATTTCGTCTGGACGGGTTTTGACTACATCGGCGAACCGACCGAATGGAACAAATATCCGGCGAAGAGCAGCTATTTCGGCATCGTGGACACCTGCGGATTCCCGAAGGACATTTATTTCATGTACCAGTCCATGTGGGACAGCCGCCCGATGATTCATATGCTGCCGCACTGGACGCACGAATTCGGCAATATCGACGTATGGCTGTACTCCAACTGCGCATCCGTCGAGCTATTCTTGAACGGCGTGTCGCTGGGCAAAAAGGCGCTTTCGCAGCGCGGGACGAAGAATCAGTACGCCTACACGGTGGCATACGCGGCGGGAACCATCGTCGCGAATGGTTACGACGCTTCCGGCAACCTGATTGCGCAGGACATTCAATACACGGCGGGAACGCCCGCGAAACTGGCGCTTTCCAGCGACAAGACAGCGGTCAACACCGCATCGGATGATTTGGTCTACATCACCTGCGACGTACTGGACAAGAACGGCACGCTCTGCCCGAACGCTGACAACAGCGTGACCTTTGCGGTCGTGGGCGGAACGATTATCGGCACGGACAACGGTCACGGCGCGAATGTGGAGAAACTCTCCGGAAGCTGTCACAGCGCGTTCAGCGGGAAGTGCCTTTGTGTGGTGAAGCACGACGGGGCTTCCGGCGCAATGAAGATTACGGCGACGGCGAACGGCTTGACGGCGGGAACAATCAGCGTGACGAAGGGGGAAACCACCATCGCGGCAACCGCTCCGGCAGCGTCTTTTGTGGACGCGACGAATCCACCGATGCGGGACGTGAGCGAACCGGCAGAACCCGCGCCGACGATTTCCGCCATCAGTGCGGACAAAACGACGGCGGCGCTGAACGAGGAAATCACCTTCACCATGACTGTCAAAAACACGACGAGCATCCGCGTGTACATTGACGGCAGCGTGAACCGCTACATCTACGACGTAACGGACGGGACGATGACCTACAAGCTGTCCTTCACGGACGCGGGCAGCGGCACGCGCACGGTTGCGTTTGAGCCTTGCAGGGGCGACGTGGTGGGCGCGAAAACGGCGGGGATGGTGATTACGCTGGCGAACCCGGCAACGGCGGTGACGCTCTCCGCCGAATCGCTGAATCTGGAAGTCGGCGGGACAGCGAACCTGACGGCGACAGTCACGCCGGAAAACAGCACGGACACGCTGGTTTGGAGCGTATCGCCTTCTGGCATCGTGAGCATCAGCGGCGGCAGCGTCTCGGCGCTGGCAGCGGGCAACGCGACCATCACAGCGACGGCGGGCAGCGCATCAGCAACGTGCGCGGTGACGGTCACGGCGGTTACTCCTACGCTCCTCTACGAGCTTCCGGCGGAAACGACCTTCACGAACACCACCGACGGTATCATTGACACGGGCGTGAGGCTCTTCCAGGACGTCAGCACGAAGCCGGCATACACGATTCTGTTCGACGTGACATGCAGTCAGGACCTGACGCCAAACCCGTCCGCAGGCGAAACGTGCGTGCTTTTCCACTGTCTGGAGGAATCGTCGCCATGGCCGGGGCTGGTCGGTCACGCCGCCGGCACGGACGTTTCCTTCCAAATCAACATGTATTCGTCCTCAAAAACGATTACGCCGTTCTGCAAGGGCAAGCGCATCCGCTGCGCGCTGGTGCTTGACGGCGAGAACTGGTACTTCGCATCCGACCGCTATCCGACAGAAACGGACTACAACAAACCGTCGCTCATCGGCGGCTACAAAACAGCAGTCGCCAAGTCGCTGCTCATCGGCGGCTACCAGAAGTCCGACGGCACGCACGGAAGATTCTTTGACGGAACGCTGCACAGCTTCAAGGTGCTTCAGGGCGCGTACACGATGGCGGAATGCCAAGAATGGGTGAATGGGACGGAGGAGTGAGCGCATGAACGACAAAGCATCAACAATCATCCGCCTTGCCCAGGAGCATCTGGGCGACCCGTATGTCTACGGCGCGTGGGGCAGTCCGTGTACGCCGGAGCTGCGGCGGAAGTATGCGCGGCTCAATCCGTCGCACGCGGGCAACATCACGAAGAAGTGCCAAGCGCTGAATGGCGGCGGAACAAGCTGCGCTGGATGCAAGTGGCAGGGCGCGCTGGCGTATGACTGCCGCGGCTTCACGCACTGGCTGCTGAAGCAGGTCGGCATCGAGATTGCCGGAGGTGGCGCAACGAGCCAGTACAACACCATTTCCAACTGGGCAGTGCGCGGAAAAATCGCGGATATGCCGGATGTGGTCTGCTGCTTGTTCCGGCAGAGCGGGAGCAAAATGGAGCATACCGGGATGCACATCGGCGGAGGACAGGTTATCCATTGCAGTGCGGGCGTGCAGATCGGCAGCATCGGACAGGGCTGGACGCATTACGCCGTGCCGGTCGGTCTGTACTCGGCGGACGAAATCAAGGAAGCGGGGCGAATCAAGGTGAGAAAGACACTGCGGAAAGGCGCAAGCAGCGATGAGGTGCGAGAGCTTCAGACGATGCTTGCAGCGTGTGGCTACGATGTCGGCGCGGTGGATGGCGTGTTCGGCAGCGCGACGGAGGGCGCGGTGCGCGCGTTCCAGACGGCGAAGGTGCTGACGGTGGACGGTATCTGCGGCATGGCAACGTGGGCAGCACTGGACGCGGCGGAGAAGCAGACGGAGGCAAATGCGCCTGCGGACACGTCGGATGCGTGGCGGGCGAAGCTGGAAGCGCTGCAGGATAGTCTCAGCGGCGCGCTGGACGTATTGGAGGAGGTGCTGCGTGATGCGGTGGGATGATGTGGTCAAGTGGATTTCGGCGGCGGTCGGCGCGATTGTGGGCGCGGTCGGCGGCGCATGGACGGGTGCGCTGACGTGCCTGCTGATTCTGAACGTGGTGGACTATGCCAGCGGACTTGTCTGCGCGGCGCTTGGACGCAGCACCAAGACGGATGGCGGGCGGCTGTCCAGCACGGCGGGCTTCATTGGACTGGCGCGGAAGATGTTTATCTGGGTGCTGATTCTGGTCGCGACGCTGGTGGACAGATACGTCATCGGCACGGGCGAAAGCTGTCAGACGGCATGTGCGCTGTTTTATGTGGCGAACGAAGCGCTGAGCATAGTCGAAAACTGCGGGCTGATGGGGCTGCCTGTCCCGGCGTTCCTGCGGAAGCTACTGGAAGTGTTGAGGGATAAGTCGGATCAGGGCGAGGACAAGTATCAAGAGGACGCAAACGAATAA